TTAAAACTTTAAGAGCCATTCCATATCAAAATTTCACGATAAATAACTAAAAGTATCTTAGTATAATGTCTGAAGAGGTAAAAGCTACTGCTACTTGGAATGGATTTAAGGTAGACACCTATACTAATGTACGCACAGGAGAAATAAAAATATTTCAAACTAAACAATTAATTCCAGTTCTTTTAGCGAAATCAACTCCTGGTGATGGAAAAGCAGGCTGGACATATGTTGGTGGTTCGGGTACAAAATTTCGGAACATTTATAATGATCAACAAAGAGCAATTGGTGGAAAAGAATTAACACAAGATAAATTTAATCAAACGTTTTTTACCACAGGAACCAAAGCATTTAACAATATAAGATCTACAATTCTTACAGACGATGATAATTATATGAATGCTGGTATACCAGTTGCAGATAGACCAGCTATAAAGACTAGTCATTACAACAATAGTATTCCAGGAACTGTTAATCCAACTACTGGACTAAAAGTAAACTCTGACGGAACGAAACCAACACAACAAACTCAAAATCAGCAACAACAAACGAATGATGATGGTGATGATGATGGTGATAATCAATCGGTGCTTTCAGCACAATCAGAAGATCAGAGAAGACGTGGTAAAACAGGAGATCCAAATGGGTCTGGAAGTGGTGCTAAATCAGGAAGAACACTTAGATATCCATTAGACGAACCAGGTGGTCCATTCCAATATGATTATATAAGTATCACTGCCCATGATTACGTTGCATCAAAGCTCGGTACAAATTATAAAGCAGATAAAAATTTAGGTCCAGCATATGAGAAAGTAATATTTCCAATGCAACCTCAACTTAGTGAAACTAATGCGGTGAATTGGTCGGACGATCAACTCAATCCTATTCAAGCTATGATGGGTAACTTTGCTACTCAAGCGATAGGAGCACTTGGAAGCTTTGATGCTAAAGCAATTGGAGCAGCATTCAATGATTTAGGTGCTGATGTTAAAAACGCAATCAGTGATCCGAATAATAAAGCCTTTATTGCAGCTTACTTTGCGGGACAGGCAGTCGGTGCAAACGTACTTGGACGATCAACAGGGATGGTTATAAATCCTAATTTGGAACTCTTGTTCAATGGTCCTAATTTACGAACGTTCAATTTTAATTTTAGATTAACTCCTAGATTTAAAGAGGAATCAGAAATAATTAGAGAAATTATTTTTGCATTCAAAAGAAACATGGCCGTTCAAAGGTCCAAAGCAAATTTATTTCTTAGATCACCGAGACTCTTTCAGTTAAAGTATATTTACAAAGAAGATAAACAACACCCATATCTAAATAAGTTCAAGCCTTGTGCTATGACCAACTTTCAGGTAAATTACACACCTGATGGATCTTATGCAACATTTGATCAAACTGGTTCATTGACTGCCTATGATCTCACAATGTCTTTCAGTGAGGTCATGCCAATCTATGTTGAAGATAATGAGTACACAGAAAATCCAACGGACATGGGATTCTAATGGCAGAAAAATACTTCAGAAATATACCTGACTTTGATTATGTTAATAGGACCAAAAATGGTCAGAGTATTTCTGACTACACACAGGTCAAGAACATATTTAAGAGAGGGAAACTCAGAGAGGATATCTTTGGGGATCTCACATTTTTTACCAAGTATCAAATCATTGGTGATAAGAGACCTGATGAGGTAGCATATGAGGTATATGATGATGAGAACCTTGATTGGGTAGTGTTGTTGTCTAACAATATCGTAAACCTGGCTACAGAGTGGCCATGGTCTCAAGAAGCCTTTGACAATTACCTGAACAATAAGTATGGATCAATTGAAAAAATATATGAGACAAGACATCATGAGACGAATATCATTAAAGATAGTAATGGTAAAACCATAATTCCCAAAGGTCTCATTGTTCCTAGTGATTATAGTATGTCTTTTTTTGATGTGGGATTAAATCAAATGGTGACAAGATCATCAGTGTATCCTGTATCAAACTACATCTACGAGACAAGAATACAAGACGCGAAGAGAAATATATTTTTACTAAAACCAATCTACGTTGGTCTGGTGATTGAAGATCAGCAAGACTTCATGCCATATACACCAGGATCAAGTCAGTATGTCTCCGATAGACTGGTAAGAGGAGAGAACATCAGACTTTATAGTTGAGCCTTATAGACAAAAAAATACCCCGGAATTTTTTTCCGAGGTATTTAAAAACAGGATGCGATTTTTATATCAGGACTCGGCAAGCTTACTAAAGTAACTCATCGGGTCGTCTTCATCATCTCCTTTACTGACAGTAATATCAGGAGCGTTGAAGTCATCACTTGCTTTTGAAGACTGGTACGAGTCTTCAAGCTTCTTAGTGATCTCTTCTTCACTAATGGTCTTACGTTCTGTTGCTGCGTAGTTATCATACTCAGTCTCTTCCTCTACGGTTGATCTACGGGTGGACTTATTGCCCAAGACATAATCAAGACGCTTCTTCAGTTCATCATAGGACTTGAACTGATCGGGTGCTGCGAATGCAGTAAGTGAATACTGCTTCTTCCAGATTGCTTCCATAGCATCGTCGTCATCCAAAAGTGGAGCCACACGATCAAACTCTGAACTGTCATAGTTCCAGTAACCCTGGACTTTTTTCAGTTTCAGTTTGAAGTTTGCACCCTGCCAGAAGTCAAAGGGATTGATCGGAGTCTCATCCTCGAACTCAGGTTGCATTGCTTCCATGATCTTGTCAAAGATCTTCTTACCGAACTTGTACAGGAAGACCTTACCCTCGTTCTGAGGATTGGCTTTGTCTTGTACAACGTAGATGTTTGCGTAGAAGGAAAGTTTACGCTTCTGTTTACGACATGTCTCCTTGTCTGCTTCACTACCACTGTTCCACAGTTCACGGTTCAGTTCACCGATAGGATCCTTACCACCAATAGTGGTCAGGGAGTTCTCGATGTACCAACCACCAGGACCCTGGAAGGCATGGGAGAATAATTTGACCCAAGGAAGATCTTCACCCTCAGGAGCAGGAAGGAAACGAATAACGGCGTAACCGTTACCTGACTTATCCATTTCTGGCTTCCAGAGACGGTCATCTTGACCACCTCCACCACCGTTTTGCTTCTCAACTTCCTTGACAAGTTTCTGAGTCAAGGATCCCAGAGAAGATTGTTTTTTCAGGTCTGCAAAACCCATTTCGTGTACCTCGTATTAAACGTATTTGGCTTGTTGGTTAAGTTTGGGTGGGGGACCTAACCACCCCCGTACTATAGACTATTTAGCCCGCCTCGTCAAGAGACTTTCTCATGTTGTCTACGATATTGGTCATGTTCTTGAAGACGTATGTCAGGTCAACATCAGGGGGAAACCCAAGTTGCTGAGCTGACTCGATGATATTCTCTTTCATAGTCTTAGCTGCAGGATCATCAGACAAACTCATGCGAGTGTAGAGAACCTGTTGTTTTTTCAACAGCTCCTCTAAAATCTCAACATGCTCTAACTTATCCTCGTTTGTCATGGTAGAAAACGAGAATACTTTTTCATAGATTACCTCTTGTAGTTCGGCAATCTGTTTCATTTCTTCCTGAACTATTTCTGAATCAAAGAAACTCATTCGACTACTTCGGTCTCCGCGGGTACTGCTTCTTCTTCTGTGTTATTGGTTTCGATTTGCTCAAGTACATCGATGGCTCCCAGAACTTTCAGGTACATTTCTCTACCTGCTTCAAGTTGCTGTTCCAACTCAGCCTTTTGCTTCTTCAAATTCTCAAGAACACTAGCATTATCAAGTGCCATGGATGATAACCTCCTTAAGGATCGATTTAAATTTAAATACATCAATATGTATAAAGGAATCATACTTGTCAATTCTCATAGATAAGAACTTCCAAACAGGGTCATCCAATATAATATCGAAGTCTTTTTTGAACCCAATGATCTTGTTTAAAATGACCATGGATTCAAGGGATAAGGTCTTTGCCAAGTGTTCTTTGACAATAAGTGGGTGACGCTTTCCCTCAATCTTAAACATACCATCAAAATCACGATTTGTAAATACGGTTTCTACCTCTGATTTAAACGTATACGTAAGTGATTGTAACCTTCTCTTCCACTCGGTGTAGTTCTGTTCTCCATTTCTAACAATCTCCCCAATCCAAAGAGACTGAGGATCATCACAACTAACAAAATTGGACACAAAAAATTCAATGACTTCTGAATCATCTTTCTGTCGAGATAGTTTTTCAAAAAAGTATCTGTCCTTTCTTTTATAGAAGGACTCTAATGACGCACGTGACTTACCACCGTAACGATGGTAATCATATTTGTCTTTGGTAAAGTGATTTTTCAATCCAAGATAACTCTTGTACACATCAAAGGGTTTCACTTTAGGAATCATAAAGGGAGTTTGGCATGAGATGTTTTCTTCAGTAAGTTTAACTCCATAGCCTCAGCTTTCAACCGTTCCTTCAATGGCTTCGATATAAGTTTAGGAATGGATTCAATATCAATACTATTCTTCTCACAAAAATATACAATCGCATCAACATACTTCATGTCGGCATTGTCCTTGACAATCTTCTCTATTTCTTCAGCAAACGTCCGGCTGCTGTAGAATTTCTTTTCGATCAGTTGATCTACACTAAGTTCTTCAGCCTTTGCCATATTCTTGTAATTTGAATTGAACAAACTCTCTAATATACTCGGTGAGAAGCTTGATGTACTTCCTCTTGTTATACTCTTCATAGACTTTAACTTCTCCATCTTCACAAGTCATAATGATTACAAATTTTTTAACGATGAGACCTTTCATCTCATACAACATACAAGCGTATGCTGCACACTGGACAAAGTAATCTTCAATCCACTTCCGTGGTTTAGGTTTGGCTGATGTTTTAAAGTCAATGACAGCCAGTTCTGGTTGACCATTTTCTCCTGTATGTTCCGCAATACAGTCAACAGAACCAGCAATACCCAGTTCAGTACTATACAATGCCGTCTCTTGACATAAGATATTATCAATCTTATCCAGGTCAGGTTTAGCTTGTTTGAATAAAAACTGGGAAAGAGGAAGAACATCGGAGAAAGTATCAGAGTTATTCAGATACTCTTCAATCAATGTATGAGCATCAGTACCACGATGGGTAGCTTTACGAGTAATGTTGTTGGCTTCTTGTTCACCAACTTTCTTTCTCCATGCTTTGAACCTTTCTTTATTCCTCCAACTAATTACCGAAGTAATAGATGGCATCTTTACAAGTTCTTCGGTTCCATATACTTTATAGTAACGAACTCCGTCAATATTTTCCCTTTCAATGGGAACGAAAGGGACATCTTGATGTTTAAACATTACATACCGAGTTCAAGTTTGGCAATGATGTACTCCTTGACGAGTCCACTTCTGCAGATGTCTTCTGCATTGAATTCAATTGTATCAAACGAAGGCATGTTCGTCAAGATCTTCATGAAGTCAGCGATACCATTTCTCTCATTTTGTTTAGTCAAGTCAGACTGAGTGGCGTCACCACAGAACATGATCTTAGAGTTTTCACCAATACGGGTGATCATCGAGTCAAGTTCATGGAAGTTCAAGTTCTGGAACTCATCAACGATGACAATCACATTGTCCAATGTGGTACCACGAATGAATGATGTAGACCAAAAAGAAATAGTTCCCTGTGCCTTGAGGTTGTTGTACAACATTTCAAACGATGCATCATCAGGCATCTCAAACATGTACTTGACCATGTTCTTGTATGGAATCTGATACAAGGAAGACTTATCCTCATGATCACCAGGAAGGAAACCGATCTCTCTGGTAGGTACAAGGGACCTGACGATGTAAATTTTCTCGTAGGGTGTCTTTGGATCTAAGACATCCATAAGGGCATTGTAGAGGGTAATAAACGTCTTACCCGTACCAGCACACCCATACGCAACGAGGTTCTGTTCTTCCTTAAACTTATCAAAGAAGATCTCCTGATTAGGAGTGATGGGTTCTACCTTCTTAATGAAGTCAAGATTAATTGGTTTCTTTCTCTTCATCATCTTGTTACTCATACCGAAGGGAACTGGATTGGAAGTAGTTCCAACACCTGTTTTCTTTTTTGCTGGCATAAAATTAATCGTAGTGTTTAAGGTTAGAACCGGGTTGTTGTTGTGCCTTTGAGATTACATCTTTCCAACCAGGATGTTTTTGGTAGAGCTTTCCAAATGTCTCTCCCAATTCAACACCCATGACTGGTGCATTGTAGGGAGTATAGTATCTCTCCCATTGAGGATTACTCTCAAGCCACTTATCCCAGTCATGAATACTCATGACGATTTCCTTCTCCTCACCCGTCTCTTTGTTTCTTACTGGGTATGTTGCCACGGTAACTCCATTGTAATGTGTATATTTATTACCAGTCTAGAGCCTCAGCAATGACTGGGAATTGTTCCTTGAAGATGTCCTTACAAGATAGTGCGATGTCCATGTGTTCCTTCTGTGTTCCATTAGATGAACGGAGTTCAATGTAATGAATCCAGGAGCGAACAGAACCAGTCATGTACATCTTGGTTGGTGTAGCCAAAGGAAGTACAAAACGAGCACACTCTTTGGCGACTCCAGCCTCTAACATTTGATTATAGAGACTCTGTGCAGAACTGAACAGTGTGACCATCTGCCGTTCAAGTTTCTCTACCATATCAGGATCGAGATCATCAATACTATTCTGCCGATTCTTGGTGTCCTGACGACGAAGTTCAGGAAGTTCAATGTCAGCAGTCAATAAATTGGTACTTGCATACCGTTGAGAGAATTCTTGAAATGTAAATGAACGATGTCTAAGAACTTGTGCAGCGATACCCCTAGTGGTTTCAATTTCCAGACTCATGAAAGCCTGTTCAAAGATAGACCAGTGTTGGTGCTTAATACAATACTTGAGAAGTCCTGCAAAGTTCTCATTGTCCTGATTGTTTGGGTTAGAAACACGAGCACAGTATGCTATGTGTTGCTCAGCATCAGGAGTTACTGAGATCAGTTTTGCTTGATTCATGCTGTTTTTTCTTAAGTTTACGTTCTTTTTTTACTCTTTCTACGTACAGTATTTCCCCATCTGAAAAGAGCTCGGGGTGTTTAAGAATGTACTTGATTGCTTTTTTTGTTTTCATGGTTGAAGTAAGCGTTGAAGTATGCAACGATTCCATTACTCAACTTGTTTCCCTGTGAGATCCAAGTGTCTACACATTCGTAGATATCTTGAGTGGAGTATGATGCCTGATCGATACGGATACCACCATACCTATTTAACAAAACGTTAAGACATTGCTCTCTGAGTTTCATTCTATCCTCAGTGTAGCGCCAGTCATCATTCGTCATCTTCAAATACCTCTTCATAATCAGGGAGGGGTGGGAGTTCTTCTTTCAGACCCTTCGTGTAAGCTTGAACATCAGAATACACCTCAGACTCCAATGCGTCAACCAGGAGTCTCAGATTCCTTACAATGATTTTAAGTTTGTCTTTTTCCATACAAAAAAGGGGGGACAAGTCCCCCTAGTATAACAGATGGTTAACCGAGTGACAAGTGTCACTTGCTGTAAGTACGACCACGATAACAGAAGGTACCGTGAGTCTCCTTAGACTCAACACAACGTGTGTCATACTCTACACCACGATAAGAGGTGTGAGTAATTTGTGCGTCGTGAAGTGCAGATGCTTTGTTGATCTGCTTTCTAATGAGGTTAAGTGTGTTCATTAGTTTACTCCTAAAGTAGTTGGGGTTTTAATCCGTTCCTTTAGTCGATTGCGTCCCATGGACAATGAGGAGTTGACTCTTCAATTGTTTCTACCAATTCAATCTTTACCTTTTTAGGTAAATTCTCCTGCCGATTAATCCGAAGCATGATAGCATCGGCATCAGCACAAGCGATTGAAGCGTAAAGAAGAATGTCTACCATAGGATGAACGCTCCGTTCCGCGACTTACTTGCGTCCCTCTCAGTGAGGGATGAACGACAGGTCTATAATAGACCGCTGTAGCTATTTAGTCAAGTGTCTTGTAATCCTCACTTTCCTTGATGAGCTCTGACACATAATCTTCTGTTCCATCCATGGTCTTGACAGCAAATAGGTTAGTCTTCTGATACTTCTTAACCTTCTTATATTTTTTTAGAAGTTCTTGTACCTGATCGGGATCCATGTCAATCCCTTCAAATTTAATATCGAATCCCCTCATGACTTTTTCTTCTTCTCGGTCTTCTTGGGTTCATAATCATACAGTTTAGGACTTACAGTACCTTTAGCCTGTGACATATTCTTAAAGTCACCACGATAGTTATCCCAATAATGATCAAAGATATCCGATTGTTTATATGATGTAACGATGTCAAACTTGGTGATACCATCCTGTAGATACTCTACAAGAAATGCACTAGTCGGAAGTTTCTTATCATCGGCAACTGTTGGATCACAGTCCTGATATAGAAAGTTAATATTTTCACTCAAGACCTACCTCCCCATTTGATATCAGGGTATGCTTCTTCAATCAAAGTACGGTTGATTTTATATACACTTTGGAGTTGCTTATCCTTAACCAAACACAGAATATCAGCCTCGGTAGGATGAAGACCCTCCAACATTTGAATGAACATTGACTCTCTACGGGTCTTGGAGAGACTATCATTACCACCCTTTACGAAGTGATAAAGATTACGATACTCCTTACGGAGAGATGTGTGATCAGTTCCCAGAGGAACTTCACTTCTCTCGTAGGGGACTTCTCCATTAGGAAGCATAGAGATAACAGTGTCATCAAAGTTCCAAATAAGAAGTGAAACAAGTGCATCACTTCTATATTCTTTCAATGTCTCAATCTTCTTTGCCTTTGTTCTCTGTTTAGATACCTGTTCCAGAATCTCATGTACAAAAGGATTGGGAGGTAATTTAGTTTTCACGGTGAATGATTTGGTTGCCATTTTAATAAGTATAGGTTGTGTTTACGGGGATGTCAATCCTCAGACTCAAAGTCTTCAATTTGATTTTCAAATCTGACAGCAAGAACATCGTCGGGTATCAACATTCCGTTCTCATCAAACATCTCAGGATGCATTGGGATATATTGTGAGGTTCTGTCAATTGCATATTCCTTAAGAAGATATCCTACAACACCTCCCACTAAAAGAAACATGAATGAAATGATTGCGGAAAATGTAAGCGTAACTGCTAACATGTTAACCCTCCTTTTTTCTTATGTCAAATTGAATGTCTAAAGAAAAATGGATCTCTCTTTTGACGAATGATACCATCTTTCCAAACTTAAACTGAAAAGTCTTAGGTGGTTCTCTCCTTTTTTTATTTCTGAGTAAAAGTTCAAATCCCCTGTTCATATTAGGGGAGTCTAGCTTTTCATTATTTAGTGGTCCTTCTTTTTCTTCCAGGTCTTCTGTCATTCTTGTACCTCTCTGCGTCACTTAAAATTTTCTCTAGGTAGTTCTTAATCTTACGACCCTCTGGCTTACCTAGATGACCATAACCTTCCCTAAGTTGTCTATGCATGTCATCACCACCACCCTCTAGGTATCCCTCAAGGTCCAGGACCAGGGACTTAATCTCTGAAGCAGTACAACTCATCAGGAAGTGTTCGATGACTGTTCTGGATACCTTTGTGTCTCTCAGATACTGATGCATATCGAGAACATATCTACCATAGAACACATGATCTATTGCATGCTCAACAATATCGTATAGCTCTTCTTCCATTACACCAAATTATTCTCTTTGAGATATTTAACAGTTTCTGCGCATCCCCCTAGTAATCTACCATCAACTGATATCTGTGGAAACGTAGAACCTTCACCAAATCTACCGTAGAATTCTTGTTTGTCAAAGTCTCTACCAAGTTTATATTCAGAGTAACTTTGTTCAGCTAAATTTAGTACATTAATTACTTTTGTACAGTAAGGACATCCAATCTTTGAGTAGACTGAGAAGTTGTTCATAGTAGTATAAGAAACGGAATTGAAATTGTAAGTAGACCTAATAGATAACCCCCTAGCTCTTGTGCCAGGGGGCGAATACTGTGTTCATTCATCGACTGTCTTGTTCCACTCTTTGAATGATGATTGATGTTGACCTTCATTCTCCTTGGGATCTAATTTATCATATCCCTTTTTCTTCTTCCAGTCATTATACATCGCAGCAAGATACCAAGACCCTGATAGGGACTTGGCACCGTGATGGAGGAGATCGGTAGCATGTTCTGACAGAACTTTCATTGTCAGATACTCTGTTCTCCAATTTGAATCGTCATAATTTTTGCTCATAATTTATATATGGATTCAATCACTTCAGTATATCAATCAGTATCTTTGTTGTAAAGTTCCTCTAGTTTTTCTCTAGAGAAATCTACATACATCACCTCTTCACCATACTCAGGTGCTTCTGGATGTCGTTTAGTTTTGATGGGTCTATCCATCATACTAATTGCTCGGATGTTTGCATACATCAATGCAAAAGCTGATCCTGCAAGGATGGCAAAGAGTGCGAAGTATAGGAATGCCATTAGTACATTGCCTTGAAGTTTTGTTTTAATACTGTAGTTGTATTACCAAATGTTCTCTTGATGAGTTCATCGACAGAGAACATACCAGCACCATTGAGAAGGATACACATCGCACCTCCCCAGTATAGACCGAGTAGTTCCAACAGATAGATATTGAATCCACTAGTCATGACTGCGTGGTAGATAGCAATCGACATGGTACCCACAATAGAGAGAGCACCAAGTCTTGCACCCAGTCCTACAATCAATGCCCAACTACCTGCGATCTCAGAGAAGGCAGCAATGTAGGACAAGAAGATAGGGAATGGTAAATGTAATGGTCTTACGAAAGCATTTGCAAAGTTCTCAATATCATTTAGTTTTTCAAATCCGTGATGTATCAAAAGCACTCCGACACAAAGTCGGAGTACAAGGAAACCAAATGAATTAATCACAACGCATTACCTCTAGGAAGTACTTCCTCGGGGAATACAAAGTCCTCATGTGGTTGGTCGGCAGGTGCCATCCAAGCACGGAGTCCTTCATTCAAAAGGATATTTTTAGTATAGAAGGTCTCAAACTCAGGATCCTCCGCTGCACGAATCTCCTGAGATACAAAGTCGTAAGCACGAAGATTAAGAGCGAGTCCAATAATACCGATAGAACTAGTCCAGAGACCCATGACGGGAACGAAGAGCATAAAGAAATGCAACCAACGCTTGTTACTAAAAGCAACACCGAAGATCTGTGACCAGTAACGGTTCGCAGTAACCATCGAGTAAGTCTCCTCCTCTTGCGTGGGTTCAAAAGCCTTAAAGGTATTTGACTGTTCGCCATCTTCGTAGAGCGTGTTTTCTACTGTCGCACCATGAATAGCACAAAGTAATGCTCCACCCAGGATACCGGCAACACCCATCATGTGGAACGGGTTGAGCGTCCAGTTATGGAATCCCTGGAGGAAAAGTAAGAAGCGGAAAATAGCGGCAACTCCAAACGATGGCGCGAAGAACCAGGACGACTGTCCCAGAGGATATAGGAGAAAGACGCTAACAAAGACAGCGATAGGGCCAGAAAAAGCAATAGCATTGTAGGGACGAATACCGACGAGACGAGCGATTTCAAACTGCCGAAGCATGAAACCTATAAGAGCGAATGCACCGTGTAGCGCGACGAAAGGCCAGAGTCCACCGAGTTGGACCCAACGGACGAAACTGCCCTGAGCCTCAGGACCCCAGAGAAGAAGAAGGCTATGACCCATAGCGTCAGCAGGAGTCGAAACTGCTGCTGTAAGGAAATTCGCACCCTCAAGATACGAACTTGCCAGACCGTGGGTGTACCAACTGGTGACGAAAGTTGTCCCAGTAAGCCACCCACCAAGAGCAAGATAAGCTGTAGGGAAGAGCAGAATACCAGACCAGCCCACAAAAACGAACCGATCGCGTTTAAGCCAGTCATCCAGTTTATCAAACCATCCCTCCTGAATAACCGGTGGTGAAAGTGTACTTGATGCCAATTAATTGACCTCTTTGAATTCTGTAATATTTAGTTTACATCACTTTACATAAGAGGTCAATCAGAGAAAATACCTATTAGACCCAAGAGGACACCGAACCCACAGAATAAAATGATGATGAGAAATACTTCTAGCATGAGATTTATCAGTGCTATTATAGGTATTTTATACTATACAGAAGTTCGGTTGTCAACCCTTCTTAGTAAACCAGTCTATTCCTTCTCTCTTTGCTAGATCGTCTATACCGTGGGGGTCCATCTCACCCTTAGGAAGATATGCAAGTTCTCTTAATGACTGAACTGAGGGGTCCATGGTGACGTTTGTGGGGAGTCTACCTAGTGCGACGTTATCAAAGTTCAGTTGGTGTCTATCGAACGTTGAGAGTTCATATTCTTCAGTGTGTGAAAGACAATTTGTAGGACAGTATTCAACACAGTTTCCACAGAATATACAAACTCCAAAGTCAATAGAATAATTTCTTAGTTCTTTCTTCTTACTCTGTTTATTCATGACCCAATCAACCACTGGAAGATTGATAGGACAGACACGAACACAGACCTCACATGCAATACACTTATCGAACTCATAGTGTATTCTTCCCCTGTATCTTTCAGAGGGTATTAATTTTTCGTAGGGATACTGAACCGTGACGGGTCTCCTTTTCATGTGATCAAAGGTGACCGACATTCCCTGTGCAAGATACTTACCAGCCTGATAAGCCTCTCGGGTGTAGTCTCTAACTTGTTTGAGGAATTTGAACATTTTAGGTGTATACCCTAAGTATTTAAGATACTAATTAGATGGTTTAGTAACTGATTCGTCATCATCTATAAGACAGGTTTTTTTAATTACATCTCGTCCCCGAACTTCATACTGTCTATGAACTTCACTACATTGATCGGGTACAACACCTCTAAAATTGATTTGTATTCTTGTTGCCAAAATTAAAAGTAATTCCATTGTGATTATCTCTCCATATACTCTATCATACTTCGTAGGACTGTCACATCATCTGACAAAAGACCAAGACATCGATTACAATTGTTACACAGGAGACCACGAACTTTACCAGTCTTGTGGCAGTGATCTACAAAGAACCCACAAAAAAGGGGGTGATCAACCCCCTTCTTGATATTCAGTTGTTAGATATGATCAACCGACCGAAGGTGCTTGAAGACAAGCAACAGGTGTCGTTTCGACAGCTGCGAGGTCCAGAGGGAAGTTGTGCGCATTGCGCTCATGCATCACCTCCATGCCCAGGTTGGCTCTGTTCAATACGTCAGCCCAGGTGTTCAGGACGCGACCCTGACCATCGAGGATAGACTGATTGAAGTTGAAACCGTTAAGATTGAAAGCCATCGTGGAAACACCAAGAGCGGTGAACCAGATACCGACAACGGGCCATGCAGCAAGGAAGAAGTGCAGTGAACGGGAGTTATTAAAGGAGGCATATTGGAAAATAAGTCTACCGAAATAACCGTGTGCAGCCACAATGTTGTATGTTTCTTCTTCTTGACCGAACTTGTAACCGTAGTTAAGGGAGTCGTTCTCAGTGGTTTCACGAACCAGTGAGGAGGTAACCAGTGAACCATGCATGGCAGAGAACAGTGAACCACCGAAGACACCAGCCACACCAAGCATGTGGAAGGGGTGCATCAGAATGTTGTGCTCAGCTTGGAAGACAAGCATGAAGTTGAAGGTACCGGAGATACCCAGGGGCATACCGTCAGAGAATGAACCTTGACCGAAAGGATATACCAGGAAGACTGCGGATGCAGCTGCAACAGGTGCAGAGTAAGCAACACAGATCCAGGGACGCATACCCAGTCTGTAGGACAGTTCCCACTCACGACCCATGTAGCAGAAGATGCCGATGAGGAAGTGGAATACTACCAGTTGGTAAGGACCACCGTTGTAGAGCCACTCGTCAAGCGAGGCGGCTTCCCAGATGGGATAGAAGTGAAGTCCGATTGCGTTGGAGCTAGGTACAACAGCACCAGAGATGATGTTGTTACCATAAAGGAGTGAACCAGCGACAGGCTCACGGATGCCGTCGATGTCCACAGGGGGAGCAGCGATAAAGGCAACGATGAAACAGGTGGTTGCAGCCAGAAGAGTAGGGATCATCAGGGTACCGAACCAACCGACATAGAGACGGTTGTTGGTAGAGGTGATCCACTCAGTGAAATTATCCCAGCCTGACTGGCGGGATCTTGAGATAGTTGAAGTAGCCATTGAAATAGGGTTAAGTAGAAGTACGGGGTGGTACTAGGTATAGTATTCCTGATCTACCCTCCAGATCAGGTATGAGAGACTGTTTTTTAGACACGCTGTTTAGTCCCGGTGAGGCGTGTAAAGATGGTCAGGATTTCCTAACCCGTCCATGTATTTATATTAAGGGGAAACCGTCCGTCTGTCAACACCCCTGTGCCACTTCAGTAAGTGTACTCGGAAATAAATTCCAACACTTTATTAAGGTACTCATCAGCACCATCTCTTCGTTCTTTAGGAAGCTCTCTTGTACTTACTTCTTCCTTTAATCTGTAGACCTTAGATAGTATTTCATATCTTTTTAATTCACCATGAGGCATTTGTATTTCCTTTTGCTTTAGAATCAATAAAATTTCTTCGTTTTTCCCAAGTATCTTTCTCTCCGTAGATGTGTCCTTTCTTGTGTACAGGATTTACACAATCAGGAGATTCCACCATACCACAGACAAGGTTAGATAAGGTTTGATCATCTCCAATGAGACCAGTGCTCCAGTAGTGCTGTCCATTAAGCCACCTCGCTCCACATTTACTACATACTTTGCTTTTTAATTCTAGACCAGTAGTTACCTCAGGGTCCATTTTGTTAAGTAGGGATACAGTTTTAAATATTTACTTGATTAATTATTTCTTAAGAAGAAATGTGTTGTGTGTTACACACATTCAACCTTCTAAATATACATAGTCTCTATGAGAGTTGTATGAAAAAAGCATTTATTGCTTTTGGAATGTTATTGTTGACCGCAGGAACTGCACATGCAGGCGGACTTGTTCATAGTATGTCTTCGTCAGTTCAACTTACCGTTGATGCTGCAAGAACTACATCTACCAGACTCGGTTCTCAATATAGTATCTCAGGCAGTGGTGTGAATACCACTGATGGAACTACTGCGGGTACTGTATCTGCTGGAACTATTACCAGTGG